TGCGCCAGCAGGAGCAGGCGACACGGCACTCAACACTTCAGCAAGCACGGCTTGATACACGCTGCTAACTAATAACGCAGCGTAGAAGGCACCATAGTCAGGGGCCGGTGGTGGCAATGGTTCCACGGTCCAGCCATAGGTATAAGTTAGGGCATCTAGGTCAAGTGCTTTTGTCGGCACCAAGTAGTCAGTAAGCGGGTCGTAAGCGGGCTGCGGATTTCGCACCACGGTGAGCACGATGTAACGCTCCGTATCAAGCCCTACCACTGGCTCGTCATCAATACGCGGATAAGAGACGAGCTTTGATTCGTTCAAATCCCACAGTGCCTTGGTGCTCATTATCCTCGCCTCACTTTCATGTACACCTTAAGACCTTTGCCTGCCACGGTGCTACCGATTTGGTCAATATCAATCGTAATTTCAGCGTCATCAGCCAATGCGGAGTCTGAAATAACTGCGGGAACTGCTGCAGTGGTGGAAGTTTTTTCGGAAGCATCAATGCTGAGCTTAGTGCTAAGCAGACTGGTGCCGGCCTCGTTGATGTCAACGATCAACGTCGAGCCTGTTGGTGCAGTGTTGACAGTAGCTCTCACTGCTAGCAATGTGCCGGCATAAGGCATCCGAAAGTACACCTTATTGGTGCCAGTCGTAAGATCAGTGGTTTCATCAGAAGCAGCAATAACGAACCAATCTTCTGCGTAAACAGTGGTGCCACTAACGGCCACACCATCGCCCAGTGTCAAATAAGCGAGCTTACTTTCGCTGTCGTCCCAGAAGACAATCTTGTCAGCAGCAGCATCGTCAGCCGTAATTTCGCCACTGCCATCAATTAATAGCACGTCGGCTGCGCTAGTGCCAATGGAAACAGAGCCGCCACCGCCAGCGATCTCCACCATTGCGCCGGCAGCGTTTTTGATGTAGAGCTTGCCGGCAGTCTTATCCCATGCCGGCTCCGCTACATCGAAGTCGCCGGCGCTAGGTGCGGTAGTGCCGTTACGAATCAGGATCTTGGCGATCCTTGCCATTAGAAGGTGCCTCCATCGACAGTATCAACCGCGATGGTGACAAAGGCGTTGCCTGCATCCTTGGTCCAGCTCAGCGAGCTGTTCAGCCGGATAAGGCCATCAGTGCCATCAGTGCCCCAGATGTAGCCAGCCGTGCCACCGCTGACAATTGCAACTTTCTCGTCAGTGCTGCCGGCTGGGATGTTTAGCGCCGTCTTAAAAGCGTCAAACGTGATTTTCTTTTCCTTCTGACCGCTGGCTTCGCTGGCATCATGAATCAACACCAGGTCGGCTGCGCCATCGATGCTGGCAAGAGCAGCCAGATCATCAACAGCAGGTACCACCGGCAGCTTCGTGGTTGCAGCCGTTGCGACGTGCAGCGTGCCGCGATCGGTAGTAATAAGCGGCTCGCCAGCCAGCATCCCAGTAGTGGGAAGATTGGCCTTTAGGCCACGCTTTAGTTGAAGGCGAGCCATGACAATTTAGTTAAAGGTTCCACCATCCAGTGTAGCCGCCCAATTTGATTCGTAATTGGCGTAGCTGCTTTTCATCAGGATGTTGCCAGGGTCACCGCCAGCAGGTAAGCCTGTGGCATCGCCAGACGGTCCTGCCGGGCCTGTTGGCCCTTGCTCACCCTGCGCACCAGGCGGTCCCTGCGGTCCAGGCTGGATCAGCTCCAGGACATGTATGCCGGCTTCTTCGACGATCTCAATCGCAACCTGATCGCTCATGGCGTTACCGGCGCTGAATAGCCAGGGTCAACAATGGCGCGACCCTCTAGCCAAAAGTAACGATCACCGCCTGGTTCAATCACCATCAGATCCCACTCGCCATCCTTCACGATCGGAGTTGTCACTGGCCACTGCATCAGCAGCTCAAACAGACCGCTCGCTTGCGTGATCCAAGTAGGCGTGAAGTCCGCCAGCTTTTGTGTCCGCCGCCGATCCCACACCTGCGCCACCAGCTGATAGCCCGTTGCATCTAGCGGCTGGCCAGCAGACTTCAACCGCATCCGCATCCTTAAAGTGCCACGTTGCGGAATCACAATGTCGCGCCGCGCTGGCCGAATCATCTAGTGCTCGTGCGATGGAGCATTAACAGCACACCTTGGTGCCCGTCAGGTTGCGCGTCACGCACTTGGTAGGTCATGCCGCGCACCTCCACTTCGTCGCCTTGTTTCGGTTTAATTGGCAAGTCCGCCTGACTGATCAGCAGCACTGGCTGGGTCGAGCGGACCTGCACACCGGTCTCAGGGTCTACGCCAATGTGGCTGGCCTGAAATACGCCCCTGACCTCGTGCGCTTGGCCGCGGTGGCGGTAGACCACAGGCTGCTTGTCGCCCATGGTTTGCACCACCGCGTTGAGCGCACGGTTGGCCAGGTCGTTGATCATCAGTCGAGCCGCACACGTGCCACCGCGTCGGTGGTCAGCTTGGCCGCCATGAACTTGCCCACCAGCGTGTTGCTGGTGCTCACCGGGGTGATCTTTTTGGCGGTGTCATCCCAGTAGGCCTTGGCTCCTACAGCGGCATCAGTGCTGGCACCAGTTGCGGCAGTCAAGTCATAGACGCCTTCGGTGTGGATGTTGATTGATTCGGCACTAGCGCCATCCACAACACACACGCCGAACAGGCTGCCGATCAGCACGCCCTCGCCGGCAACGCGTGCATACGGAAGCGCGAGCTCCACATATGCACCGTTTTGAATGAAGTTTTTCATGGATCAGTCCTCAGATGATTGTTAGGGAGATCCGGCTCAAGCGCCGGTAGAGCGGTAGAAGGCCTGGTGCTGGCTCACCATGCAGCCAAAATCGTGGCGCAGGTAGGTGGTGATGCCATCGGGATCACGCTTGATCTCGGATTCAATCGTCGGACCGGCTTCCCCTTCCAGGTAGCCATACACCAGCTTGTCAACGCCGGGGTAGTTACCCACGATGTAGAACTGAGCAGTGCTGCTCACGTCCAGGCGAGGCTCAACGATCTTCTGCAGGTAACCCGAGAAGATGTTGACGTTGCTGGATTGCGCAGGGGTGATCGTGGTGTTGAACTTGTCGAACGCAGTCTCCAGGGTGGTCGGCAGCAAGATGTACTGCGGTACCACATACAGCGGGTTCTTGCCGGTGAAGTCCTTCTGGTTGCGCATCTTCTGACGTGCTTCCGAGATGGAAGTTTCGCCGATCACGCCAGTGCCGGTGTTGTTGTGGCTGCTGTGGAACAGTGCCACACCGTCACTCATGCACTTAGCGTTGCCGGTGATCAGCGCCCACATCAGGTTGGCTTCAAGCACCGAGACGCCACGAGCCAACACCTGCACAGCGCGGGTGATGTAACCCAGGTTGTCGTTGATGATCAGCCGACGGCCAATCACCAGCTTCTTCCCATACTCGGTCAGGCTCCAGGCGCCTTGCTGTTCTTGCAGCGTGCCGGTCTTGTATTCGCCGCCTTCCTTGATCTCCTCGGGGATCATCTGACCGCCGACTTCGATCTCCTTCATCTCGCGGAAATCAGGCAGGTTCCGCTGTTCGGCCATCGGCCGCCAGGTCTGCTGCTCTTCGCCATAGGCCGCCTTCAGCGTTACACGCTGGATGCTGGCCATCAGCAGCGGGAAGTCGCTGGTGCTGTGCAAAGCGCGAACAGCGATGTCGCTCTTGTCCATCCCGCGGCTGTTGATGCCAGCCATGTCCAGCGATTCGCGGGCCATGTCCAGCAGCGTGGTGCCGCGGTATTCCCGAGCAGCAGGAGCATCATCAAGGCTGGCCAGGTTGGCGCGAACCTTCAGATAGTCCAGCTTGGCGGCAGTCCGCTTTTCGCCGTGGTCGTGGGTGACCTCGATCCGGCTCTGTGCTGGGGTCTTGCGCTCCTCTGCACTGCGCGCATCAATCAACTGCATCCGGGCATCATCAAGCGCCACGCCATCGGCAATCAGTTGATGAGCCAGGGTGTCAGAAACTTGCAGCTTCCTGGCAGCATCAAGGATGCCAGCAGCGCGGCGGCGCTCATCAGCGCGCACCTCCTCAGCATTCACCGCAGGTGCGGCAGCGCGGGATTCAATCTCTTGGGTGGGCTCGGGAGCCTGCACCCCATTTTCGGGAAGGGTCATGGATCGTTCCTGGTTGGAAAGTTGGGTTGCAGGAGACTCGTCAGAGCGCACCTGTGCGCCGGCATCGGCCGGTATCGGAACTAGCGAGAGCTCATATGGCTCCCAGTCCACTGCGCGTTCAACCGGCACAGTGCCGGTTTCATCACGCTCGGTCTGGTGGACCTTGTAGCCCACAGACACGTTGCGGTAGATGCCGTCGATTACGTCTTGGAAGATGCTCTCAACGTCATCACGCCGGCTGAACTTCACCAGGGCACGGCCCTCGTTTCCGTTTAGCCATGCACGCTGCACCACACCGATTTGGCTGCGCAGCGAAAAGGAGTCATGCGCATCAAGCAGTGGCGCGCCTTTATTCAGACGATCCATGCGCACAGCGTTAGGCGCCATGCTCAGCTCCTCGATGTAGTCACCGCTTGACCAGCTGGCACGCTTTACTTGCGCACCGGTTGACCAGACCAGCTCAACGGTTCGCTCCTCGACGTTGATCGTCTCTGGGGCAAACATTGCCCTGGTCTGCAGGAGACCGTCGCTCATGTGAACTCCTTCATCCTCTTAATTCTATGAACGCACTATTTACAACCCTGGAGCTGCAACAGGTACCGGTTCTGCTTCCAACGGTGGCTTGCCTACTGGCGGCATTGACGACTGGCCAGTTGGTCTGGCCTGGGTCAGACCTGCGGCGCTGACTTTCCGCGGGTCACTATCCAGCACGATCCCAGCTGCATCGAGCAGGCCGTTCCACTCTTCAATCTGCCGCAGCACTTCCCCTGGCTCATAACCATCCGCGCGTATTGCTTCCTGCGGTGGCAGCAGACCAGCACGCACCCGCGAGATTGTTGAGTTCGTTTCGCTTTGCGGGTCAAACAGCTCACGTCGTGGTGGCGTCCAATCAGCGCCCATCCCGTCAGTGGCGATTCCCACTGCAGCCGCTTGCATCGCCCACCAGGTCCAGATGCGATCAAACAACATCGGCGCCAAGATCTGCCAGGTGTCGCTTTGCAGCCGGCGCTGGAAACCGATCCAACCCATCCGGCCCTGCGTGAAACTCCCGCCGCTGTAATCACCGGTGAGCTCTTCGTAGGTGATCCCGATGCCTGCTGCAATCTCCAGCAGGTAGGTTTTGATCACGCGGTCAATCTCGCCTGCTGCTGGCGGGTTAATCGTTCTGATGTCCTGGCCAGGCCCAAGCCGCACGATGCCACCTGGCTCGATGCGATCACCGATGGTGGATTTCTGATCGCTGGTGCCATCGAGATCCACTACCGCGGCGGCCAGACACGCGGCAACTTTCTCCTTCATCAGCCGCGCATCAAGCAGATCACCTAGATCCTTGAGACGCACCATCACCGGCGCTAAGCAGCTGACGCCTCGCGTCATCCCTGGTCGCTCTGGCGTGAACAGGTGAATGATCTGCTCAGCTGGCACCGTGTTACTCAGGATGCTGGTCGCCTGCACCGCAGATTCGCCAGGGTGGTAGTTGTAAATCCAGAACCGCTCGCGCCGGCCTTCGTCGTCATAAACAATCCCGCGCTTGGTCCACCCTTGACCTGTTGCGCCTGGTGTGTCGTGGGTTTCGTCAATCCAGTCGCCTTCCATTACCTGCAGCTGCAGCGGCACCGTCAGACCCAGCCGGCGCATCGTCGCCTCGCTTGGCGTTCGCATACGGATCAGCACTTCACCGCTTTCCTTCCAGCAGCGCACCGCTTGCGCGGTTAGGCCATCAAAGTTCTGCAGGCCGTTGTAGTCGCACTGCTTAGGGTCAGCCATCCAGGCGCGCATCAGCTCGGTGACGCGTTCGCCTTGTCTGCCGTTGCGTCTTGACTGCCTGGCCTTGAAGCTCCACCCAGCGCCGATCAGATTGGTAACCCAGCTGTCAACTGCTTTCTTTGCATACGGGTTGTTTCGTACCAGGTCACGTGCGCGATCCCGTTGAATGCCAAACCCGCGTGCTGTTGCCGCATCAGCTGAACTGCCTTGAGTGATCCAGGCATCGGTGCGCCGGCCACGTGCGGCTGCGTCATAACGACGCATCTGATCGAGCTGCACTCGCGCCGCATGACGCCGCAGCGCAGCGCGCGGGGAGATCGTTGCCAGTAGCCGCTCAAACGGATTCATGCGTAGTCCCGCACCACAGCCGGGTAATCAATCCGCACCACCGGCGACGTTGCTGCCGACAGGCTGCTGGCAATCAGATTGCGAGCGCGCATCAGGTCGCCCATCGTTTGATATTTCACTACCTTGTCGTCATAGCGAACCTCTAGGTATCCACCGGCAATCGCTTCCTCGATAGCTGCAAGATTCGCCTGCGTAAACGTGCTCATCGTGGCGACATCCTCTTGTTCAGGGTACGGAGTCAATCCCAAAAACTGCTGCCGGTTGATCGCGCTGGCGTCTCCTCAGTCGTTGCTGCTGGTGGTGGCGCCGGTTGCGTCGTCTGGCCGCTGCGCTCTTCATCCCACCGCTCATCGCTCCAGCGATCAGCGCCAACCAGTGCAGCAGCAGCTCTGGCATAAACGCGGCAATCGAGCGCCTCGTTACGTGGTCTGGTCTTGATCCACTCGAAGCGGTTGTACCCACGCCGGTCAATCGTGTTTGTCAACCGCTCCGCGCACAGCTGCCGAAACCACTCCTCGCCATGCTGCGGGAAGTGACACCAGCCATGCGGCAGCGGTTCACCTTCATCTGGCATCGGCCGCCTTAGCCAGCCATACAGCTCGCTCTTGGCTGTACTAACACCAACCGGCCAGATCTTCACGCCACCACGCAGCGCCTTGCCATTGCGCAGCACCTCCACGCGGCCGGGTGTGCCGATGATTGACGATTGCGCTTCCTGGCCTTTCACCGCGATCACCCGGTTCCCCGCCTGGCCACGCACCCAGCGGTACACCTCCTGACTTCTGAAACCAGAGTCGATCGCTGTCATTCTGAGCGGCAACCGCTGGCCATCGCCGCGGCCAAACTCTGAGCGGATAAACTTCGACAGTTCACGCCACACCGCTGGTTCGGCAGTGTCACCCGCCAACACCTGATAGTCCAGGCTCCAGCTTTCCATTCCATATCCCCAGCCGACCACCTCTAGCTCCAGCCGATCCATCTGCACGTCCACGCCGCAGGTGACGAACACCACGCCATCTGGCACCGTACCTAAGTCGTACAGCTCACGGCGGCTGTATAGCGCTTCCCAATCTGGTGCTTCGCCGTCATCGTTCCAGCATTCGGCCAGCACCGTATTGGTCCAGGGTTTGAGCGCCGCCGGTTGATCTTTGGCGTACTCATAACCCACCGCCGCTTCAGTCCAGCTGAACCAACCAAGCGGGCTGTAAAGCGCCGACAGGTGATAACCCTGCACCTGCCGCTCCGGTAGCGCTGCTTCCCACCAGTCATCG